CGGCGAGGATGCAGAAAACGAGCGTTTCTGGCACGGCTTTCAAACGCTAGCCCAGTCGAACGGTGAATCTGTTGACATCAGTACCGGCGTGATTGGTACGAAGGATCAAGCCGACAAGGTTGCAGCTCCCTCGGGAACCTACGCAAACTTGAACATGGGTCTTGGTTATTACGGTGGAGCGCAAGCTGCTGGCACTTCGTGGCCGACAGCTACACAAGATCCGCAGTACGACTTCTGGTCTGCATTGCAGATCGTCAAGGACTCGACTGCTTGGACCGGAAGCTCTGATGGAGCAAAGCTCGAAAAGGCGTTGCGATTCGGCATCACTCATGCTCAACGCAACTCAACCATCGACGGCCAGATCACTAACGTGTTCATGGATCGCTCCATGTTCATCGACCTGAAGGATCACAACGATGGACGGCAAACCATTGAAGTGACCAACAGTCCCGGCTCCCTTCGAGAGTTGGGGTTCCGAAATGTAATGATGTTCGACGGGATAGAACTGGGATTTGAGTCGGCAGTTCCCGCTGGTTATGCCTTCGGAATTAACCTTGCTTGCATGGAATTGCTTTCGCTTACCGACAATCTTTTTGAAGATGAAGGTGGGCCTCAGTACGACATCAACACTCAATCGCTGAATGCTGTCGTAAGCACTCTCAGCAATTTGAAGTACAAGTCACCCCGCAACTTCGTTGTCTGGAAACCATACTCCGCTGTTTGATCGTTCGGACAGTCACTATCTCATTTTCAATCAAAAGAAGGAATAAATCATGCAAGACCATATTGCAGATTTCAACCTTGGTGACACGATCCAAGGTCAAAATGACAGCAGCGTTGACATCAATACTTCGCTTGACGGTCGGGAATACACATTCCCTGTGAGCGAAGCGGTGGCTGCTGGCTCAGGCATGAGCAACCGCACGGTTGGTCGCCGTGTCGTGGCTCGCGTACTTCGCAACAAGACTGGTGGAACACTCGCCGCTGGTGAGATCGTTGTTGTTGATCTCGACGGTGGACACGCAGGACTGGGGACCGCAGATTCCAAGTCATCTGCTGGCGACCGATGCTGCTTGGTTGTTGATCCCTCACTTGGTGCAGACACCGTTGCGGCCAACGATCTTTTCTACGGCATCGTCAAAGGGCCGAGTAAGATCAAGCAGCCAGCTTCGGCAGTGTCTCTCACTGCTGGTGGTCAGGTTCGTGCTGGTGCCGCCGGTCGCCTTGCATCGGTAACAGAAGCAACCTTAGCTCATCAAGTGTCTTCACTGGGGACTGTTGTCCAAGACAACAACACCAGTAACGGACTTGTCGAGGTTGAACTCAACCCTCAGTGGGTCTGAGCTTAATACTACAGTCGGCAGGTAACTTCATAGCGGACGAGCCGCTACAGGCTCGTTCGCTATTTTTATGGGGTGTCGAGATGGGCAGAAAGAAGCAGTGCATCAAACCTGACACGCCTGACCCAATCGAAGCAGAGGCTAACGTCTCTGGTGAGAAGTATTGCACTAGCTGTGGCATTCGGCAGTCACTCGCTGAGTTCCATCGCGACGAAACGAAAGAAGACGGGCACAGGGACACATGCCGTGGCTGTCGGGCGAAAATCAATAAAGAGAAAAAGGAGAGGAACCTTGCTGCTGAATTAAGGAAGATCGAAGAGCAAGGGATAAAGACACTTGGAACTCTCACGGATGGCGGGAGCTACGACCCGCACATCAACGAAGTGTTTGAAAGCATGATGAAACCCTTTGGTGGAGTGCAGGGGTGGGCAAAGCATCTATTCGCCACCTACTTGGCTTGTGACCCCGGCAGTCAAAAGCGAGTCAAGATACACGACATGATGATGCAGCTCGCAGGAAAGGTCACGAAGCTCGGGCTTGCAGAGCGGCAACTGGACATGATGGAAGAGAAGGACTTGCTGCAAGTCATGCGAGGGCACATCGTTGATTTCCAGAAAGGAAACGATCTTGCGTCAACCATGATACCGACTCTTGGTGACTCTATCATCGACGCCGAGACGGTGGAGGCAGAAGATGAGTGACTATAGCCCCGGCATTCCAGACGGTGCGTTGGAACGTCTGACCGCATCGAACTCAAACTTCAGCCGAAAGAAAGCTCTCCGCGTAGCGAATGAAATCGCTAAGCGAAGGATCGAAGCCCTCAAGCTATACGAGCCACAGCCAACTCAGCTAGAGTTCCACAAGGACACATCACCAGAGTGCATGTTGCAGGGTGGAAACAGAGGCGGCAAGTCACTGGCTGCTTTCGTTGAGGACGCAAGAGCTGTCTTAGGTAAAGACCCTTACAACAAGTACCCAAAGAGAGATGGGGTACTAGCAATCATCGGGTACAAGGAAAGTCATCTCGGTGGAGTAGTGTATCCGTACCTATTCAAAGCGGGTGCATTCAAGATCATCAGGGATGAGGAAACAGGTCTATGGCGAGTGTATCGCCCATGGGTGCCACAGGACTTGGCAAGAAAGAGCGAGGCTAAGCCAGCACCACCTCTGATACCTCCCCGGATGATTGAAAAGATAGTCTGGAAGGATCGCGGCAAGAATGTATTCAGCAACGTGTTTCTGAAAACAGGGTGGGAAATCAAAGCATTCTCGTCTCGATCAAAGCCAGATCAAGGCTATTCGAGTGACCTGATCCATATTGACGAGGACGTGCTTGACCCGCGCCACTACGAGGAAGCTGCTGGCCGTCTGATCGACAGGAGTGGCAGACTGATATGGAGTGCATTGCCGCACGATGACAACGACGCTATCGCGAGGTTTTCGGAACGGGCAGAGACTCAAGCAGAAGAATATGAGCGAGGGGGGCCAGTTCCTACATCGGTTGTCTACCGGATCTCAATGGAAGCTAACCCGTTCTTGCCAGCAGCGGCGAAGAAAGCAGCCATCGCTGGATGGAAGTCGATGGGTGACGACGTTTACCGAAAGAGGGCACTTGGCGAGCTAATCACTGACAGCGTACTGATGTATCCAATGTGGAATCGCGGGGTGCATGATGTGGACCGATACGCAGACCAGTCAAAAGAGGCTGCTGCATATTTGAAGAACCGCGTTGTGCCTCTCCATTGGTGCCGAAGGTTGGCAGTTGACCCCGGTCACGACACTGGTGCAGCCGTGTTGTTGGCAACGCCTCCCAGTGGGAAGTTTCATGTTGTCTATGGCGAAATCTACATTCACCAATGTACCGCTGCGAAGATCGCAAAAGCATTGGAGTCGGTCACGAACAGCGTGTGGTTTCAAACTTTCATCATCGACTCGCACGGTGGAAATCTCACCAGCTTAGACACGGGTATCGCACCACGCGAAGCGTATGAGCGAGAGATGAGAAAGCTTCAGGTCAAGTGCGTTGATTCTGGCAGCAAGTTCATTCCCGGTTGCAGCGTAATCGCTTACCGGGAGGAAGTGACTCGCGGGATGCTATCGGTCGATGGAACAGGGATGCCTGCAATCCTTGTCGATTTCAATACTTGCCCTAACCTTGACCGCGAGATGAGAAGGTTCCGAAAGAAGAAGGTGAACGGGCAGGTTGTAGACACTGGGAACCGCAGGACAAACACGCACGCAGTTGAGTGCTTGGAGTACACAGCGACCTACCTGAACGACGCAAGCGAAGCATACATCAAGCCCAAGGGAAGACGCAAAAAGCTAACTCCCGGCCAGCAGCGAGTCAGAGATTACAAGAAGAGAAAGAAGCAAAGGCAAGAGGCCGCGAACCCCTTTGGTGTAAGCAGCACCATAATCCTCGGTCCTCAAGGAACGTACAGTGGCTAAAAAAGCAGCGAGCAAAGCGGCTCCGATCACTACAGTCAAAGCCCCTCAGAAGGTGTGGGAAATGCCTAAGCCGTGTCGCGGTCAGGCAGTTGTCTTTTACTATCGAGCAACCGAAAGCGAGCGAAACGCAGACATGGCTTTTGTCACGTCAGTTGGAGAGAAGTCAATTGATGTTGCTTTCCGTGGGCAGGGCTACGCGGAGTGTATGCACATCTCCGATCCGCGACTAAGCGAAAACCCTGATCTTCGGCAAGAGATCGGTGGACTGTGGAAGTACACCGATGAAAAGCTTGAGCATGATGCGAAGCTTCAGGAAGTGGAAGACCGGCTCAAGCGACTCGAAAATCTCATTGGCGACAAGCCGAAAGCCTAGCGAGCAAGCAATGGAAGACTACCAGCAAAAGCCAACGGGTCGCTCCAAGTACCCGCTTTCTCCTATTGTTGATAGGTGGAAGCGTGTCTTCGCTGCGGCTCGGAAAGACCGAAAGAAGAAGTTCGACGTTTACGGCGACGAAGCAATGAACTTCTACGACGGCCCGGTCAACCACATGTGGAAGGGTCTTCGTAACAGCAAGGGTGGTGATGGGCATGACGGGTTCCTCACGCCTGATGTCCAGATGCCGAACTTCGAGATGTCTGTAAACAGGCTTTTCGAGGCAGTGTCAATGTTTGGGCCAACCCTCTACCACCAGAATCCTGTCATTGCTGTCACGCCAAAGACAGTTCCAGACATAAGCATTGAGACGTTTTATAGTGCCAACCCTGAAGCGATGCAGGTTTTAAGCCAAGCACAGGCAGTGCAGGCGGGGGCAATCAACGACCCCTACATTGCCCAGACTCTTCAGCAGCTATATCAGTACTACTCCCAGTCGATAGAGATCGACAGGAACGCCGAGGGTGTAGACAAGGACCACTCTGCCGTTCTTGAGAAGATAAGCAACTACATCCAGCAAGAGGGAAGCAAGCAGGAAGAATCAAGGATGGCGATCACGGAGGCTATCATCACGGGGCTAGGCATCGTTGAGGTGACGATGGAGCAGCCTCCTGCTGGTGGTCCCAAGATGGCACGAAGCAGGTATCGCAGCAACAAAGATCTTCTTGTAGATCCTGACGCGAGCTACTGGCGAGATGTTACTTGGATCGCTCTGCGAAGCGTCCAGCCAGCCAACTTAGTGGAAAAGAAGTTTGGTTTGCCCGCAGGTTCCTTGAAGGGGAAGTACGCAAAGCTTTCGGCAAGTGAATCGTCAACCGCAGGCCGAAAGAGGAACGGTGATGGAAGCACAGCGGGAGTCACACACGATCTCGTTGAGTATTACGAAGTCTATAGCAAGAACGGATTCGGCAACAACTTAAAGATGCAAGAGAAGGACAAGGAGATTTCAGGCTTGGAGATGTTTGGCGACTACTGCTACCTAGCCATCTGCGAGCAATGCCCTTACCCGCTGAATCTTTCGCCGGATGTCATCAGCTCAGGCGACGAACAGTTGATACTGGACAAGGCGTCGTGGGAAGTCCCGTTCTGGGACGACTATTGGAGTGATGGTGGCTGGCCCATTTGCCGCCTGAGCTTTCACAGCAAGCCCGGCGAAGTCTGGCCTATCTCCATGGTGAAGCCCTGCATTGGGGAACTGAAGTTTGTCAACTGGTGCATGTCTTTCATTGCTGACAAGGTTGCCGCCGGGAGCAAGATCTATGTTGGCTGCATGAAGCAGGCAGCGGAGAACATTAGGTCGCAACTCACATCTGGGAGTGGTCCGTTTAGCTTGATTGAGTTGGAGATGATAAGCGGCAAGAGTCTGAATGAAGTGATTTCATTCCTCCAAGCCCCAAGCTTTTCGATTGACATTTGGAACATGGTCGCACAAGTCAACGAAGCGATAGATCGCAGGCTCGGCTTGTCAGAATTATTGTATGGGCAATCGTCACGGCAGATGCGATCCGCAGCCGAGGCACAGTATCGTCAGCAGAATGTAAACATTCGCCCAGATGATATGGCATCAAAGGTAGAGGACTGGCTGTCTCTTACAGCAGTCAGGGAAATTCAAGCGATGAGGTTCTTGGCAGAGTTTGAAGATGTGCAGCCGATTGTCGGAGACACTGCGGCGAGGGTCTTTGCAGAACAAATCCTCACTGATGATGTTTCCAGAATCACACGCGACTTCAGCTACCGGGTCGAAGCAGGCACAGCCCGCAAGCCAAACAAAGACACGCAGATTGCCCAGCTTGCAGATGTCGGGCAGTACATCTTGCCTGTCATCCAGCAAGCAATGATGTCTGGGGTGACGCGACCGTACAACGCATACATGAATGCGTTAGGCCGCGCGATGGACATGGAAGTAGAGGAGTTCTTACTGGGAGAGCAAGAGCAGCAAATGCTGATGCAGATGAATGCACCACCACAAGCCTACGCGCAAGAACCAGAAAGCGAGCCTGAGCAATGACACCACAGCGAATAGCAAGTATCGAGTCAGAGATGGAAGCAGCAGGCGTTCGCGACATCTATGACTCAATGGTGAGCGAGGGGCAAAGCCCAAACATGGCGGCAATGCTGGCATCGCAGCAACCTCCCGGCAGCAGAAACACTGACAGTGATTTTTCTCGGAAGGAAAACAGAAGGATGAACGCGATGGAGGACAGCCAGCTTGATGCTGTCGTGAAGATCGCAAAGCGAGCGGGCATCAACACTCACGGGAAAACCTACAACGGACAACTGGGGAAGTATAGCGATCCGGGTGCTTGGGTTGCCACAACGGGTGACGTGAAGCAGACGGCAATCAGGAAAGGCATGTCGATCAAGGGAGCAGTAAGCGTTGACGCATACACTGGGCCAAAAAAGAAAGTGCGTATCGCTCCTGACATCCTTGACGGACTTGAGAGAAGGGCGAGGAGCAGGGACGCAAAACTAGACGCAAGTTGTCGCAAAAACGATAATGCTCGTCGCTCGCTAAGAGAGAAGCTCGTCAACAAACACAGCAAAAAGAAGGACTGAAACTGTGATGGAATATCACATGATGAGCAAGACGCGAAGAACAGACGTTCGCTCGGCAGCAAGACTTGTCTACTTGTCAACTGCGCG